AATGGTATTCGTTGGGTATCTTTTACACCAGTAGAAACTGAGGGTGTATTTTTACAGAATGAAGGTATATTTGTTCCCTCTGTAGGTGCAGCACAATCATTTACAGTTTTAAATTTTGTACAGAGAAATAGTTTTGGTCAAGGCACTGATACATTAGAAGCGACTGCACAAGACCCTACAACCATTACTGGAGTATCAACAATCTTTACTCAAGATTTATGGGGACATCAAGGAACTGGTGCAGGTGCAGCAATTTATAGACAATCTAGAGTTGGTATCAATCAAGCAAATCCTCAATCTCAATTAGATGTAAATGGTGATCTTCATGTGTCATCAGCAGTTGCATTTGATAGCACATTAAATGTTAGTGGGGGAGTTACCCTTGATAATACTTTAGATGTAGATGGTGTAGTAACTTTTAATGATACTACAGATGCAACAGATGCAACTAATGGTTCATTAAATGTTGATGGTGGTGTTGGTATCGAGAAGAAACTATTTGTTGGAGATGATACTAGAATATTAGGAGACTCTGAAAGTACTAATAAAGATACTGGTGCATTAGTTGTTGAAGGTGGTGTAGGTATAGAAAAAAATATAAACATAGGTGGGGCAGGAGTTATTGCTGGCAGATTAGATGTAAATGATAATACACAATCTACAAATACAACATCTGGTGCTGCTGTTATTGATGGTGGATTAGGACTTGGTGGTAATTTAAATTCAGGAGGTAGTGGAACATTTGCTGGTAGATTAGATGTAAATGATGGAACTCAATCCTCAAACACTCTAACTGGTGCTGCTGTCATTGATGGTGGAGTAGGAATTGCCAAGAATTTAAATGTAGGTCAGAACGCTAAGATTTCAGGTAATTTAGAACTCGAAGCACAATTAACAGACTTTTTTAATAGTAATGGTGTTGGTGTATGTAAAACTGATTATCGCTTATCATCTTTCAATGTTTCTGGTGTTGGGGTTGGTGTTTCTTGGAGACCATCTGGTGTTCAAACAAAAAGGACATTATGGGTTTCAAAAAATGGATGTGATACAAATAGTGGATTACTTGAGGGAGATGCAAAATACACAGTTGCTGCAGCAGCTGCTATTGCTCAAGAAGGTGATACAATAAAGGTAAGATCAGGTGTTTATATTGAGAATAACCCAATAGGTTTAAGAACAGATGTTGCAATAACAGGTGAGGACTTAAGATTAGTCACAATAGTTCCACAAAATACAAATAGAGATGTATTTCATGTAAGAAGAGGATGTCTGATTGAGAATTTAAGTTTTGCAGGTGCAACAATTACCACAAATCATCCAAGATGCGGTGCAGTTGCCTTTCCACCAATACAAGCAAGTGTCAATTCAGGTTTAGATTTTCAAGCAGTCACAGGATTTACTGATTTAGGACCTGCAAATGAAGGTGCTGCTGGCAGATGGAGATCACCATATGTAAGAAACTGTACGAACTTTATGACTGGTAGTATTGGTATGAAAATTAATGGTGATCATGCGAACGCTGCTTATACAGGTACAAATGATGGAGGACAAGATTTAAAATCAATGGTTTGTGACTCATTTACTCAATACAATGAGGCAGGTATAGGAGTATCAATATCAAACAATGGTTATGCTCAATTAGTTTCCATATTTACTATTGGATGTGAAATTGGTATTGGAGTTTCATCAGGTGGACAATGTGATTTAACAAACTCTAACAGTTCATTTGGTATAAAGGGTTTAGTAGCAGATGGATTTGGTGATATTGAATTTACTGGAATCACTACAAATGGTCCGACTGATGCTCAGTCAGATACGATAGTTACTGCTAATACAAAAGATGTTGATGGAAATATAAGAATTCCATTTGATGGTCAAGGAGTTTATTTTATTCTTGATATGAATGATTATGATGACACCACATCTACAGTCACTGTTAATGATCCTCTACAAATTATAAGGTCTATTGAAGTGGTGAATGGTGGAAATGAAGGTGATTATAGTGCAGGTGCTCCACCAATAATAACATTGAATGAAACACCTCAAGGTCCTGAGTCAATATTACCAGAATTTTCACCAAATGTGAGTGCTGCTGGCACGATAACATCAGTAGATGTTTTAAATAGTGGTCGAAACTTCTTACCCACTCAGAATCTTACTGCAAATATATCAAGTGGTAGTGCTACATTCAGAGTTAATACAGACCCCATATTGTTTACTGTGAGTGAAGCAACAGAGTCTGCTGCTGTCACTGGAATATCAACAGTTACGTTCAATGAATTTATACCATATCCTATTTTCAACGATACCCATGTAAGGTTTGTAAGATTAAGTCGTATCATAACAAGTTCGCATTCATTTGAATATATCGGTGCTGGAACAGACATAAATACCTCAAACCCATTCCAAGGTGGAAAACCAATACCTGAGAATGAAGTGATTGCAATAAATGGTGGTCAAGTTCCATTTACAAGCACAGATCAAAAAGGTAATTTCCGAATTGGTGATGGTCTTACAATCGACCAAACCACATCCACAATTCGAGGAAGAGACTTTAATAGAGCAATACAAGCTCAACTAACACCACTGATATTAGCATTGAGATAATATGGCAATAGCACCAGTAAATAAATTTGTATCAATCGCAGTTCCTGTTGCACCAGGTCTGCAAAAGTTGTATGAGGTTCCAACTGGTACATCTGCGTTGTTATTGTATACACAAGTATCAAATGTAGGTATAGCAGTGACATACCCCACTGTCACATTTGTACAGAAAAGAACTTCAAGAAGCACAGGAAATACAAGAGATATTCGTGTTATTAAAGATGCAGAGATTCCACCAAATGATGCAGTAATTTTAATTGATGGAAGATTAGTATTAGAAAAGACACCACTGGTATTAGATCAAATATATGTTCAAGGTAATCAATCTGGAATTGGTACAATAACAAATGTGGTATATGATGAACCAACAGGTATTGCAACCATCACAACTAAAGAGGCACATAAATTAGATGTTTCAAACCCAGTAACGATGGCAGGTATTGCATTTACTTGTTTAGGTACAACTGGTATTACAACTACTATATTTCCCGACCCACAACAATCATATATTGTAGATACTGTTATAGGAGAAGTTGGTACATCAAAAACTTTCTCAGCAGTTGTTGGAAGTAGTAAAGGTTATCCGCACGTATATAATTCAGCAATTCACTACTTTGAAAGAGCAAGAGATAATGCTGTGGAAGTTTCAGTTGGAACTGGTGGATATACTAATTTTACAGCGTCACCAGGCACTTCATACAATCCAAGCACAGGTGCGTTAGGAATCACAACTGCTTCACATGGACTGTCTGTTGGAGACTTAATAAGAATAGATGATGGTGGCATCACATTTACATGTGCCACAGATAGTAATGCATCTAATCATCCTTATCCAAGAGCAACTGACCCTGCGAGTGGTAAATTATTAACAGTAACCGCAGTCACTACAAATACCTTCACAGTTGATGTTGGAAAATCTTCTGATACATCGACTCACACATTTGTATCAGGGGTAGCAAATGCCATCAAAAAAATTAATACAAGATTTAATGTTACAAACGCAGTCTATAATGGTGGTCCTCAAACGACAACCATTCATGGTGTAACAAATCTTGGACCAGGTGATATAGTTTTGACACTTAATGCCAATCATAATTTAACTGGTGGAAATAAAATAAGAATAGCGTTAAATTCATTAATATTTACATGTACAATGGATAATCGTGCAACAGAACATCCCTATCCAAGAAAGACAGATCCTGCAGTTCCAACACCAAGACCATCTGATCCAAAAAATGTTGGTGGTGATATATCCGTGGCAGTATTTTCAGCAAATCAATTAAAACTTAATGTCGGAGCAAGTTTATCTGGCGGTTTCTTCGCACCACTTCAAATGGAACTCATAGCAAGTATCCTAGAGAATAGCACTTCGTAATATGCCAAAGTATCTAAGTGGTAGAGCCAAAAGAGTACCGCAGGATCAGTTATCTGATGATAGGTACAAATATCTTGGATTAGACCAAGCAGAACCAAATTTAGCAGATCCGATAACAGGACCATCTGTACCATCAGGTTCTCAATATCAATTAGTGGCAGTACCAGGTTTTCCTGGTAAAAGATATTGGGTTCCAGTTGGTGGTGGATTAGTACCTGGTGCAATTACAATATTTGATGAAGGTACAATTGTTTCAGCATCAAGTAGTATTACTCAACTTAACTTTGTTGGTGCTGCTGTTACTGCAAATGTAAGTGTTCAAAGTCCTTCAGGGTTTCCAGGTATTGCTGCGACTATTACAGTAAACCCAGTTTCAATTACTGATAATCCACCCACAGGTGCGAGAAGTGGTGAATTGTGGTGGGAAAGTGATACTGGAGATTTATACGTATACTATGAAGATGGTGATAGTGCACAGTGGGTGACAACCAATACTGGTGGTGCTGGTCCAGCGGGTGATAAAGGACAGAAGGGAGATACTGGTCAAAAAGGACAAACTGGTTTATCAGGTAATGTAGGTGCGAAAGGTGAGAAAGGAGAAAAAGGACAAAAAGGAGAAGTTGAAGCACAGGGTAATAAAGGACAAAAAGGAGAGACGGGTGTTGGTCAAAAAGGTCAGAAAGGTGAAGCAGGTTCAAATGGTAATGATGGTCAAAAGGGAGAATCAGGAACTAAGGGACAAAAAGGTGAATTAGGTGTTGGACAAAAAGGTGAAAAGGGTCAAAAAGGAGCAGATGGTGGTGGAGCGACTGTTACAATATCTGACAATGCACCAGGCAGTCCTTCTGCAGGAGATATGTGGTGGGATAGTGATGACTTTGATTTACACGTTTACTATGGTGATGGTGATTCTAATCAATGGGTTTCTATAACATCTAATGCTGCATTAAAAGGTCAAAAGGGTGAAAAAGGTGAAAAAGGTGAGAAAGGACAAAAGGGTGAAAAAGGTGAGAAGGGACAAAAAGGAGAGGTAGGATTATCTGGTGGTGCAGGTGGTAAAGGTGAAAAGGGACAAAAAGGTGAAAAGGGACAAAAAGGTGTTGATGGAAATAGTATTACAGGAGCAAAAGGTGATAAAGGACAAAAAGGTGAGGATAATTCTACTAAGGGGCAGAAAGGCGAGGTAGGAGTCACCACTAAAGGACAAAAGGGAGAAACTGGTGCTGATAATTCTACTAAAGGACAAAAAGGTGAACCAGGTGCTGATAACTCCACCAAAGGACAAAAGGGTGAATCTGCAGCAGCTGCAATATCAAATAATGCTGATAATCGTCTGATAACTGGTTCTAATACTGCTGGTCAATTAAATGGTGAAGCAAACCTAACATTTGATGGTTCTAAATTACGTTTACCAGATAATGTCGAAATACAACTTGGAAGTCAATCTGGGAGTGGTGATTTAAGAATATTTCATGATGGTGAAAGTAAGATATGGGATAACGGTGCTAATGGTATAGTGCTACAAACTGGTAGTAGTCCAATTGAGTTAAGAGCGTTAGGTCAACCTGGTAATGAAATAATGCTCAAGGCAAATGTTGGCGGGTCAGTTGATTTATACGAAGATGGAACTCTTAGATTTGAAACAACTACTTCGGGTGCAAAAGTATCAGGTGATCTTGAGGTTACTGGAAATATTAATGGAACATTAACTAGTCTTCCCTCTGGAACAAGAATGTTATTCCAACAGACATCAGCACCATCTGGTTGGACAAAAGTAACATCAGGTGTAAACAATAGAGCATTGAGAATCGTAACTGGAACCGTAGGGTCTGGTGGTAGTAATGGGTTTACAAATGTCTTAAACAGCACAGTAACTACAGCAAATGGTTCTGTATCTAATCATACTTTGACCACAGCACAATTACCAGCTCACTTCCATAACGTTTGGACAAGAAACGAGACAGGTATTGATGGTTCTCGTGGTAATAGTAATGCGAATACTGCTGATCATTATTGGTATAGTGCTGGTAGTGGATATCGTCAGGTTCATATTGGAGGTAATCACTATGCTCCGACTTCCTCAAATACTGGTAGCGGTCAGAGTCACAATCACGGATTTACAAATCCTAACTTTAACTTGAATGTTGCTTATACAGATGTTATAATAGCTCAGAAGAATTAATTATGAAACTTGAACAAGGAAAATTTTGCCCACTAATAGGTAAAGACTGTATTGGTCTACAGTGCTCATGGTTTACGCAGGTAAGGGGTAATAATCCTCAAACTGGTGAACCAGTTGATGAATGGGGATGTGCTGTAACATGGATGCCTTTGTTGATGATTGAAAATTCTCAGCAACAGAGACAAACGGGTGCTGCTGTAGAATCGTTTAGAAATGAAACATTAAACAGATTATCACAGACCATTCAAATAGAAAGTTTAAAAACGATACAAGAACCAATAAATAAATTGGAAGGAGACTCTGACACATGAATACTTCCTTAGTTATTATCGTTTCAGACAAAACAATCGGTATCGGTACTACTATTATTAGTGGTATTGGTACTGATTTATCTTGGATACCATCGGATGTTCATGCAGTTCACTGGAATGGATCATCAGGTGAGATTGAATACAATGATGGTAAAGCGAATCTTGGTATCACATCTATTGGAATATATTCACAAGCAGAGACAACATTTAATAATGAAATTCAAAGACAAAAAGATTTAGGTGATGCATCCGTATCTCAATCATCATTTCTGTGGGAAAAACTAAGAAATGAGAGAGATAATTTATTATTATTTTCAGATTTTACTCAATTAGGTGATATTGGATTGAGTGATTCAAAAAAAGCAGAGTGGGTTACTTATCGAAAAGCACTAAGAGATTTACCTGCAAATACAAGTGATCCTGCAAATCCAACTTGGCCGACTAAACCATCTTAATAATGGCAGCAAATTTCCCTAATAGTCCAAATACTAACGACACCTTTACATCTAATGGTGTTACATTTACATGGAATGGTGAAGCTTGGAAACTACCAGCGTCGCCAGGTGTTAAAGGAACTAAAGGTGAAATCGGTGTAAAGGGTGAAAAGGGGCAGAAAGGTGAAAAGGGAGAGAAAGGACAAAAAGGTGAAGTAGGATTATCTGGTGGTGCAGGTGGTAAAGGAGAAAAAGGAGAAAAAGGTCAGAAAGGTCAAAATGGAAATGACGCAACTGGAACTAAAGGTCAGAAGGGTGAAGTAGGGCAAAAAGGTCAGAAGGGTGATGATAATTCCACAAAGGGTCAGAAGGGTGAAATTGGTGTCGCAGATAAAGGACAGAAAGGTGAAGTAGGAACCACTGTCAAAGGTCAAAAAGGTGAAATAGGTAATGTAACAGCAGCAATACCATCAGGTGGTATTATTATCTGGTCAGGTGCAGCGAATGCAATACCATCAGGGTGGTATCTGTGTGATGGTAACAACAGTACTCCTGATTTAAGAAGTCGATTTGTTGTGGGTGCAAGTGCCAGTGGTGGATTCAGTGTTGGTAATACTGGTGGTTCAAAAGATGCAGTGTTAGTCTCTCACACTCATAATCTATCGAATCACGTTCATGGATTTTCTGCTTCTACTGATTCACAGGGTGCTCACACTCACACATATAGTAGTGCTACTCAGACAAATAGAGTTGATAATGATGAAACTCATCAGTATCTTTATTCAAATACAACACAAAATACAAGTAGTGCAGGTGCTCACACTCATACGATTAGTGGTAATACTGGAACTCCATCCTCTAATACCACAGATACTTTAGGAGAGTCTGCAACAGATAAAAACTTACCACCATACTATGCTCTTTGCTATATTATGAAATCATGATATAATATAAATGAATTTATTTTTTTATGAATTTAATTGATAAACCAAGAGGTTTGATAAAAGATTTTATATATGTTAAGGATAATTCATTATCTAAGTCTTTTTGTGATGAGGTAATAAAAAAGTTTGATAATGATCCTAGACAGCGAGACGGAGTTCTTGGATCTGATCATAAACACGTAGATAAATCTGTAAAAGACACAAAAGATATTCACATATCATCAACTGAAGGATGGGAAAAAGAAGACATGATATTTTTTGAGTCTCTTAAATTAGGATTAGAAGGATATAGTGAGTATCTTACAAATTTAAACGACTGTTGTAAAAGTTATCCCAATCCAACATTTGGTACAACAGACACAGGTTATAAAGTTCAGAAGTATGAACCTGGTGGTTGTTATCATTGGCATCATGATTGGTCAATGTCCTCAGAACCAGTTGCATCTAGAATTTTTACTTTTATGTGGTATTTAAATACGATAGATGAGAAAGATGAAGGTTACACAGAGTTTGCTGACGGAACTAAAGTGCAACCTGTTGCAGGAAGACTAATATTTTTTCCAGCAACTTGGACATTTCTTCATCGTGGATATCCACCAAAAGTAAAAAAATATCTTTGTAATGGATGGATTCATTCTAGTCCGCAATAAATAGGAACATGGCAATTAATTTCCCAAATAATCCTAATAGTGGAGATACCTTTTCAGTAGCGAATGTTACTTGGAGATGGAATGGTTATGCATGGAATCGTATACCAGATCCTGGTTCAAAAGGTCAGAAAGGTGAAAAAGGACAAAAGGGTGAGCAAGGACTTGTAGGTGACAAAGGAAATAAAGGTGAAAAAGGTTTAAAAGGAAATGTTGAGCAGAAAGGTGTTAAAGGAGAGAAGGGTGAAAAGGGTGAAAAAGGACAGAAAGGTCAGAAGGGAGAAAAAGGAGAGAAGGGAGAGAAAGGAGTTAAGGGTGAAATAGGACCTGATAATTCTACAAAAGGTCAGAAGGGTGAAAAGGGAGAGAAAGGTGAAAAGGGACAAAAAGGAATCAAGGGAGAGAAGGGAGAAAAAG